CTCGAACGGGTCTCCACTCGCGTCATCTGTCTCGAGCAGACCGATCAGCTTCGACTTCGGCGCACGCTTGGGCGCGTCGATTGACCGCCGCTCGATCTCGGCCTTGATCTCGTCAACCGACCACGTCGAGTAGTCGGGCTTCTCGGCGGTCTGACTCGCCGAAGCGTCCTCGTCCCAGGGGCTCTCGGCGAGGTACGTGTCGAGTGCCTCCGAGCTGTCGTCCGCCGCCTCGAGGAAGCCGACGAGCCAGTCCTTGTCATCCTCGCCGACAGCTCCCTCCTCGTTGATGCCCGGCGTGTGGGCGAGTAGGTCTGCATCCTCGGCGATGGTTGACACCAGGTCCTCGATGCTCCAGGTGTTGTAGTCCTCGCTAGCGTCGGCTGCCTCAGCTGCGGGTGCCTCCTCGGTCGCCGGAGCGTCCGGGTCCTCGACAGCAGTGGCATCGAGCGGTGCGAGCCTGCCCACACGTGCGCGGTACTCGCCCTGCCACTGGTCACCGTTGACCTTCACCTTGAGCTTCTTGTTGACCAGGTGCTTGTTCGTGTCGAGCTCGATCTCGGTCGGGAGTCCGAGCGCGTCGATCAGCTCACGCATCTTCCAGGCGCTGGCATCGGTCAGACCGATGTACGTCCAGAGCTTGGCCTTGTCGAACTCGCCGCCCTGAATGGCCAGCACGAGCTCGATGTCGTTCTTGCCATCCTCGTCGCGGAGGTTTGCCTCCTCGATCTTCGCCGTGTACAAGCCTGGAGTCGGTTGCTTGTATTCGCTCGGCTCGACGTTGGTGACATTGACCTTGACCTTCGCCACTACTTTGCTCCCTTCCGTCGCCGACGCGGCGGCGAACTTGACGGTTTATTGCCCTTGGCCTCTTTGATCTTGTTCACGAGGAAGGGCATGTCCGGGTTCTTGATGGGAAGCCAGGGCGATCCCGGTATCGCGTACTGGTTCTTGGCATAGAAGTCGTCAGTTGACTCTGTGTGGAGTAGACGATACGGTCCGCTGTCGTCGCGGCGAACCTCGTAGTACGCTACTAGCGTCATCATCCCACAGATCCCCACCGACATGCCCTTGCCTTGGATCCACGGCATCATCTTACGGTCACCCGTCGGATCATTCAGCTTGTCCGTCGGATGGGCAGTGATGCCGAAGTTAAACGAGTCGAGCGATACGGTCTGACGTACCCACTCGCTTAGCCGGTCCATGTTGCGACCGAACTCGCCCTTGTCCTTGCCGCTGTGCTTGTTGTCGCGACTCGGATTGTGAGACTTGGCTGCATCCCAGATATCGTCCAAGCCCACGTCTTGCCAGAGTGAGATGCTGTCGAGCCAGACCCAGTCGTAGTGCTGGCCTCCTTCGAGCCGGAGGAAGTCTCCGCACTCGCGCATCTCATCCCAGTCCCTGATCACCCATTGCTCGATCGTGTCCGGAGGATTGACGATTGAGTCTGTGTGATCGGTAGGTGGCCGAATCAGCAAGGTACGACCTGGTGTCGTCCCCACTAGCACCGTCTTCCCAACGCTGAACATCCCGTACAGCATCAGGAATGTGTACTTGGAATCGCTGAGCGGCCTGATTCCCGGCGGTTTGGCTATGCTCCCTCCCTCCTAGTGCTCTAGTTCGTACTCGATAGCTTCCTTCTTGTACTCCTCAGGCTGCCAAGTCCCTTTCGGGATCATGGTGAGGCGAGCCATCTCTTCGTAGTCGCCTCCATTCTGGTGTAGCTCACAGATGTCCCTGACGTCGCAGAACATGCAGTTGAACTTCGACGGTGACTTGTACATGTCGAGCTTACCAGCCCTGACGAGTCTAATGTCCCTGAGCTCCCCCACCACCATCAGGCGCTCGAGCTCTCGCTCGCGCTCGCTACGCGGGGAAGGGTGTCGAATGAAGTAGGCCGATGGCTGGACCTTGCTGACGGTTCCATCCTTGTTCTGATAGAGCTTCTGACCGTCGGGTCCGTGCTCCCACGCACGCTCGTCTGGCTTCGCTTTCCGGAGGAAGTTGAAGCGGATGGTGCGCAGCGAGCGTAAGTCCTTGAGGATGCCCTTGCGCAACAGAGAGTCGACGCCGTAGGTCCAATAGCCGGAGCTCTGGCTGTCGAGTGTGAGATACCCGGTGTCGATGGACTTGACTCCCTTGTGGTCCCATATCTCGAGCAGCTTGCTCGGACGGTGACGCATCAATAGGTCTAGGACGCCGACGTAGATGCCTACGCGGTGTCCACCGGGTGTGCTGATCGGCTGCTCAAAGCGATGCTCAGTAGAGAGGACCTCGTACTCATCGTCTGCACCGTAGTTGTCGATGTAGTGGTCCAACATACTGACGCCGAGCTCGCCTGCGTCTGACCAAGTACCTTCCTCGTCCTTGAAGCCCATCTTGACTTGTTCCTTGAGCTCGGCTTCGTACGCCTGCTCGAAGAGACCGGACGGATGTGGCCCTCGTTTGACGCCTGGCTTGTAGTACCCTTCGAGTGCTTTATGCAGCAGAACTCCGAAGCGCAACGGTGTCGCCGCCGTGCGCGGCTTGAGTCTGAGCATGTAGGTGTAGTACCAACGGAATCGACACGTCCGGAACGTCACCCGCTCGGACGTCGACAGGAATGGTGTCCCCTGGACTGGTGGTTCGGCTTGCGCAGCCATCGGCTCCCTGTTTCGTAGACTTATAACTCGCCGCGCAACCGGCCTGGAGCGGGTGGTTTGATCCCCTACCGAAGATCTCCCCACCCAGCCCCGGCTGCGCACGGCGCACCCTACCGCACCCCGCCGGGTAGTTTACTCTAAGATAGCCCATTTGCCTGTCTAACTTTTCGACTCTTCTCGACACGGGTAGTCTCCCACATGCGCATACGTCCGTAGCGCGCGAGGCACAGGTACTCGTCCCTCCCGCGAGCGCATATATGCGCTAAGGAGAGCATACATGCGCTCCAGAGAAGCATCGCGAAATAGTGGGTGGGTCGCATGTGCGCGCGCGTTGGCAGTTATTCATCTAGCACTATGTAGGGTCGAATGCCCATCAGAATGATGCCGAGATGGTTATGTCCGCTCAGAACTGGCCCACCTGGAGCGCCAGCCCAGTTTCGATATCCTGGTCTTTTCTTGGGCACCCAGATAGCTCCCCAGTAGTCGTCGCCCCAGTTGTTCCCCTCGCAGAGCAGCTTGGAGCCGGTTGCATGTAGTCGCGCAGCCATCTCCTGGCGCTTCTCTGGATTGAACTTGAGCTGGAGTATCTTCTTCATCACCGCCAGCTTGACATCCTCCCAGTCCTCGCGCAGCTCGATGCGTCGCCCAGCGTACTTCGCCGAGCGCGGGTTGGGCAGCTCCAGGATCATCAGCCGGGTGCCCCGGTCGAGACTCTTCGCAGCCTGGAATGCATGCTCCGATGTTGGATACGTCAGTCCCTCGTAGGTGATGGGGCAGGGATAGAAGTTGCTGAGGAAGCCACAGCTACCCTTGAACTCGATGATCATGGGAACAGCAGCGTCGGGTCGAGGATGTATGCCTTACCTTCGGGCAGTACAGATGAGTAGAACACGCGTCGCTCATCGATACCGTGGGTCTCTCTTAGCTTGAGGATCTGCTCCTCTGTGGTCTTGGGTGGTACAAACATAGCTCTGCCCGGCGTGGCTAGTACATCTTTCAGACTTGCTGACCAGCGGCCATCTTTGCTCTGTTCGCTACTCTGAGGCAGAAGTGTTTCGTCGCTTCCCGCTCGTGCTCTGCTTCTGCGCCCGGGATCCATAGTCCCCATCGCCTCAACCTTTCGTCGGTCGCGTAGGTCATTGCATCTGACGGTTGCTGGTACACAGGCTCGATCACTTCAGTAGGTCCGAAGCCTGCCATATTGTACGCGTCTGACAGGCCGTGGCGGTACCCCATGAACATGGACGTCACTCGGACCGGGCTTATACCGCTCCGGTCTGAGCTCTTGAGCCGTGTCAGGATGAAGTCTTCAATCACCATCTCGACCTTCAGCCCTGCCTTCTGGCACTCGTATCTGAAGTCGCGGTACAGACCCCAGAGCTTCCTCGTCTGCTCGAGCTCGCCGCCGGTAACAGTGGTCGTGCCCCAGTGAGAGCGCTGGGCGAGCCTGTCCGCAATCAGCCCCTGCTCCCAGACGCGTCCCCAAACAACACCGGAGTGCTGACCTGGGTCTAGACACCAGAGGCAGATCACCCCCATTGCTTGGTGATCTCTGTCCCGCTGACAGTCGGCGCTGGCTGAGGGTACTCGAGCAAGCTAGGGATCTTGATCCCCTCATTCACCCAGGCACGCATCGACTCTGCGTCCTCGGGACTTACCGTGTACTGGTCGAGGGCGAAGATGGCTCTGGCGAGGGCTGCCTTCGCCTCCTCGAGCTGTCTGTAGAAGGACGCTTCAGCTACTGTCGCCTCCCGATAGCCGACCCCATCCTCCTGGTCGCCGTCGGGAAAGTAGAGCAATGGTGTCCCTCGCTCATTCTGCTTAACGTATGCACTCATTCGATTGGCCTCACTGACTCGAGGTTGATGAGTATGCCGTCATCCGGGGCAGTGACGGCTAGGTCGATGCCTTCTTCCGAACTGTGAAGGATATGGATGTTGACGTTGACCCACACTCTGCGTTGCTTGCCCCATCGCTTGAACTCGACTGGCATGCTGACTTCGCAGGTGTCCCCTGGCTGGACGGCACTGAATAATCTCGTCACTGACTGACCTTGATCATGAATAGCGCGAACTTGCGCCACTGCATCATCGCAGTCTCGTGTAGTTCGCCTGGTTTCCGACTAGTCGGCTGGGTAAATCCTCCGGCTAGCTCCAGCGCGGCAGCGAAGGTGTAGTAGAGCGCCTGGCCTAACCTCTCTATTCCTTCGGCGATCAGCTCGGCATCATCAGCATCCTGACGGTTGTCGACCCCTGCAGCTCTCAGATCCTCCTCTGTTAGGAACTTCTTCTGCGCTGGGCGTGGGCGCGGACTCAAGGTACCTCCTATGGTTCTGGGACTATGACGCTATGGACACACTCGGGCTTGCCTGCGAGCCCATGGTGGATCACTTGTATCTCGCCGCAGGGGTCTGGCTCTGGTAGCCACCTGATCTCGAGTGCTTCTTGTTCGTACGGGTCAAGCGGGATGAAGATGCTATCGACACCCACCATCGTGACGTCTTTACTCTCAATCCTCCGACCCGAAGGTGTCACGACATTAATCTTCTCACCTTTGATCTCGACCTGCATCACCACTCCTCTGGGGTGAATGACCAGACTCTCTCGGTACTCTCGATTGAATCAGATGATGCATCGACATAGCACTCGCCTGTATCCTTGTCGATCCCGACCTCGATGTACCAGGGCGGGTCCTCGTCAGCGCCGAGTCCGAAGCCTACTACCTCGCCGCGCTTGAGCGCGACCTGGGTCTCATCGTCAACTGAGGACCAGCTCTGGTCGACCACGATTGGGCCGTGTGCTCCCTTCTGACCAATGACGATCTTCATCAGACTCTCTCCAGT